CCGGCGCTGCCTGGCAGGAAGAGTAAGAACAATTGTGATACTGCCTGGCCGGGAGCTTCCTGGCCCGGTGAGCTGCCCCGAACAATTGTTTGCGAGCTCGTGATTCCCTGGCGCTGCCCGCCTGGCCCGAGCTCCGATTACCCAGGCAGCCAGGCCCCGAACCCGAACAATTCATCGGGTCAGCTCCCCGAGCAGCCAGGCAGGCACCCCGATAACCCGAACAATTCAGGCCCCATGCCTGGCGCTGCACGCAAAAAGGCCCCGAGGCAGCCACCCCGAGGCCCGATTACCCGAACAAAAGCCCGATTCCAGGCCCGATGCTCCCCGCCTCCCCGCGAAAACGGTATTAATTAACCGAATATTGGTTTATTCGCTATCCTCTACTATCTGAGCCACTTCCTCCGTCTCTGGTGTGACGTTCTTCATTCTACGCTCTGCCATACGCTGAAACTCTGCAAGCTTTTCAAGCACTTGCTCCCTGCCCATCTGGTTTAAGTCCTCGTGCATGACATGACTTTTGTTGACGAGTAGTCCAGTTGCCTTCAAACGCAGTTCTTCAGCCCGAATAGCTTCGCCGAATTTACCCATCTCCCACGCTTCGTCCCGCATCTTCTTTAGGTCCCGCACAGACTTATCTACAGTGACGCCATACTTCGTCCTAGCCTCTAGCCTCATCTCCTCAAGGCGTTCCTGTACGATGGGGTTCCTGAGCAGTCTTACAGCCGCTACAGTGGGGTTTTTATACCCAGCCTCTCTAGCCGCCGCAGTTTGCGTTTTATCTCCATTGAAATACAAATCGAGAAACTTCTGCTGTTGAGGCTTCAGTCTCTCCATCCCTGCTGACGTTTGTTCCTTCGTTAAAGTCTCACCGACTTTGGGCATATCGCCACTCCTTTTCTAACTAATATATGGGGGACTTTGGTATGTCCCCATATATATATATATATACAAAGTTACCAAAGTTACCAAAGTACAAATGTTTTCAGTTACTTAACCTAACTTTGGCGAGATATTGGTTTAAAACCAAAGTTACCAAAGTTGCTCTGTAAGACATTGAAAACAAACAATTAGTAACTTTGGTAAATCTACTTTGTTTTTCCAAAGCCAAAGTACCAAAGTAAATCACCCTCTTTTTTGCCAACATTCCCACAGTCCGAACAATCCCATTACCCCCATGACGGCGCCTACCATTCCGAGAAAAAACATAGCAATAATCTCCCCTGATGTTTGCTGGTACCGAACAATTTCCCAGGATGACCAGAACAGGAACAACCCGAACAATAGACATGACCAAGACAATCCTCGATAAATCATTTTGAAATTCCCTTGATTGCTTCGATGCCAATAATAAAACGCTCAACGCCTCTCCGCTTTTCCATGAGCAAAAACTTTAGCCAGTTGCGCTTATTATTAAGCAACCAATATTCTGCATCATTCCATTCAGCGTCAGCAAGCCCCTCTTTGGCTTTTCTAATACTTACGTTGATATCTTCGTAAACTGCCCTGCAAGCTGGCGCGGGGGCGCGATACAGCCCCTCTGCCAGTAATTCATCAAAGTGTACCATTGCGCTTACCCTCAATCTTAGACAAACCGCGTTCAGCTTTTTCTTGAAATTCTTTCAATACCTCGCTCGTTTCGTCTAATGTTTTCAAGATATCACAAGCCAGCCTAATAAGCTTAGTTGCGGACCGCTGGTCGTAAAGATAAACTTCTTTTGATACCTCGCCTAAAGATTTAGAGATATCAAGAATTTTCTTATTGTTACTTGAAACCCTTTTTGCTCTAGCAATATTTTTTTTAACGTCCAACATATCTTTGACGCCCTCTACCATATCACCAATAACTTTATCGTGATTATCCATTACGCAGTCTCCAATCCGAACACGTTATCGCGTTCATTCTGCTCATGTTGAGCCCAGCCAGCCGCATCATATAGATAGTTAGTGTCTAGCCCAAAATCATGGTAGCCTTGCAGAATTGTGTTAAAGTAAGCATCAGCAGGGCTGGCAATATCGCGCCGCGTCATCTGGTACGTCATAATCCCGCAGACTTCAATCTTGTCATACAGGCCCTTGCCGTTCTCGCGGTACCCTTCATAGATATCGAGTTCATATTCATCTGCTGGCTCGATTTCCCAGATGCCTACAGGTAACACCATGTTTGGGTCTTTTGACTTAACAATGTCAGCTACGCCGCGAAAGCATAACTCCCAGCCGTAAATCATAGCTGCACCCACAGGCTTTGCAGTAGGGCAACGATATGCCATCTGAGACAGATTAAGGTTAGAACCATAGGCCAGATACAGGCGCTTGTCATAGTCCTTATAAATAGGCTTTTTCATTTTCGTGAACATCATGTGTTTCCTTTTCTGATATTAGTTTCACTTTTATTGTTGACATGATAACAAAAGATAGTTTACCTTGTCAAGCATAAAGAAACATATTTCTTGAAAGGAAAGGAAATGACAGTGAAACGAATTGAAATGGCCTTACACGTTCAACAGCTTTGCGCTGAGAACAATATTAAAGTAACGTATCAATCCATGCACGATGCGGTGCCACGTTATTGGGCGCGTCCAGCAACGCGGGAAATTTGCATCAGGCCGACTAAGAATACAGGCTACTATGTTTCTGCCTTGCATGAGTTGGGTCACATCCTTGGCGAGTATCAAAGCCGCTCAAGGCTCACTGCTGAGTTATGGGCATGGGTATGGGCGCGACAGAATTCTCTATTATGGACAGATACAGCCGAGCGCATCATGCGGCAAGCTATGGACACTTACGGCTGGACAGACAAGCAGAAAAATAGATGGGCGGAGTTATTTCCAGCATGACATATTGGGTAGAGAGAGTGGCATGGGAAAAAATCGTGCTGTTAGATGAAGAGTTTGACCAAATGGACTATGGGCAACACGTTGAACAGCGTTATTGGTCGCCTCGAAAATCATATAACAACCACATTCCCACGGGCAAAGCACCAGAAGAATACGGGAACGAAAAGGGGCGGTCTTGAAACCGCCCTTTCCTTTTATACGAACCTTTTCCTTTTTTACTCTTAACAATCCTGGTTCTGAATCCCGTGCTTCGAATTGTTCGGGCCAGCGGATTCCTGCTGCCAGGCGTATAATTGTTCGGGGTCTTGAATCCACGCGCCATAACCACCTCTCCCGTGATGTCCATCAAATTGTACGAATATAGCATTTTCGTACCCCGATGGACAGGGCCCGTCCCGATGTCCGAGTCTTACGGTTATTTTTTGTGTTCCGCGCACTGCCATGTACTCCCGTCATCCGAACTATGCCACGCCCAATGATGCCCGCAAACCGAACAACTTTTATTTACATGGCGCGTGTGATGATTCTCCAGCCCGAACAAATCTTCTGACTGGTGCTGCGGATTCCGCTGCTTCATAAATTCGTGATATGCCTGCGCTTGCCTGCGCTCTTTTGGCGTTAAACCGCTTCCATATTTTTTAGCCATGTGCTAACCTATTCTTCTGTCTGAATGTTCGGGCAGACCGTTACATATGTTATGTCTAAGCATATGTCACAAGTTACGATGTCTTTGCTAGAAACAGGCGAGCGGGCAACCCCGAACAACTCGCCTGTTTTTTTATCCTTGAGATATTTCCCCGCCTAACGCTGCATACCCCGCGATATCTACCCATGTGTCGTCCTGTTGCGTGCTATTAGCAAGCCGCGCCAGTTTCAGTCCAATCATGCAGGCACACACTTGTTCGGGTTCTATGTCGATTCCCAGAATCATCCCCCAAACATCTGCGATACGCTGGTGGTTCTCCCGAGCATCTCCGTACTCATGGGCCCGAGGACCGTTGATAAGCTCCTCTGCTTTATCCAAGAAGTAGGCCCGATTCATGCTTTCGTAGTCTCTAATATCAACCATCATACTTTCCCTTATCATATCCATTATTACCGCGCTGCATCGCAATCTTTGTTTGTTTTGAAGCAAACACGCCTGATACCTGTCTATTAAACTGCTTTCCAAGATAAGAACGATTGTTCTTATCACGTTCTACTTTAGGGATATCGAAAACATTTTCTATAATTTTTGAAAGCTCCGCCTTAAATTCCTCAATTGTCATTTGAGCTGCTGTTTTCATCGTCATAAAGTATATCCTCCTTTTCGTATATAAATGCAGGGGTGTCTTCCCCTACATATGCCCCTAAGACGTTATATTCCATAAACTCGACAGCATCATCTGAAGTCATCTTGTCACGGCTCATAAGAATGTCTAGGCACTTCCAATAGTCATAAGCTATAACATCTTTACTGCCTGCAATCCTACAAAGACCGATGATAGCCTCGTCAAAGCCGTCTGCTTTTAACATCACACATTGTCCCTAGCTGTTGTTGCCTCATATTCACCACGGCTCATAACGCCATTCACGGTGCCGAGCCACTTTTGCCCACCCGTAGTAGTAAACCTAAACTTTTCAATACGGCGCTCCGCAATTAAATCCCGAACAATTTGGTCAATTGTCCACTGACCAATACTTTGAATGGAGGCAGGCGCATCATGGTCCGTCAGTCTTTGAATTATGCTATCAGCGCCCCCTTGCTGACACAGGGCCCGACCACCCGCTTCACATTCCTGAATCCAACGGAACATAGCCTCTTTACGAAGTGATGCCTGGTTGCTTTGCCCCAAGTTGCGAATTTGTTCGGTTCTGTCCTCCAGTAGCCCGGACAATGTACTCCGAACAAAACTTCGGATATCCCGGTTTGCAGGTCCGTTTGACTTTACAATAGCGCCATCAAAACATCTATTGCGCTGGTATTCTATACCTAAGTCATTGCATCTACCGCGAGCTGTTTTCTCATCCACTTGCCAGATAGCAAACGCACAACGCACGCCATCAACCAATGCAGACGTACCACGAATTAAATTACGAGCCTGCTCTGGTTTACTGATTACGGTATCATCCTTAACCTTGGTCATGTGGTGACATACAATAACAGCCGAGCCTGTTTCGGTTGCCACGCGAGCTAACAGTCCCGTTAAAGCCGCACCAGCCGCAGGGTCAGCATTTACATCTGCATGGACAAAAGATGCTAACGGGTCAAATACGATAAGCTTCAGGTTTTCCAACTGAATCAACTGCTCATATATCTTCTTGAACTCATCAGTTTCGCTGTAGTCGCCCATTGATTCGCGCAAGATAGGGAATGTACCGCCAACATTTGGCAGCGGTACCACATGCAATTTGTTCGGGTAATCAAAACGCAGACCCGCTTCATCTAATCGCTCAATACGTCTGTGCATCTCAGATTCATCATCTTCTGCTGTGAAGATAACAACATCACCGAATTCCCGAACAATTCCCCCGAAAGCGTTTTGCATTGGCCTGCCCGCCGCAACCTTCATCGCTAGGTCGAGAGTCATCATGCCCTTACCAGCATCACCAGCCGCCGCGAAGATAATCGGAACCCCGATAGGAAACGTGCCGTCAACCAAAAACTCTTGTACAGGCGCATCGCCAGTAAACCGAGATACCAGCAGGCTATCGTTAAGAAGGTTAATACTGCGCCTTGTGTTGCCCGAGCCTTTCTCAATGAACGCCTCAACATCAAAGCCTTCATCAATGGCATCTGCCGCGTCCCACTTGCTTGGCTTATCCACAGGTGGATTAAGTACAGTCACTGAATTAGCATCAGCATCCAGCGCTACTTCCCGAACAATTTCAGATAAACGCTTTCCGGCGTCATCATTGTCAGGCCAGATAATCAGGTCCTTGCCCCGAAGTGGCGTAAAGTCAAACTTATCTACGTTCTTACGGGTAAGGGCGCCTGCTCCGCCAAGGGTACAGGTCGCTGGTATGCCTGCATCTATCAGGGCTTGAGCGCACTTCTCGCCCTCCACCCACACAACTCTTTGCTCTTCTAAGATGTACGGAATGTTGTACAAAGGGCGAACATCAGGCGCCTTCGGATATGACACACCTGGAACCCAAGGTCTGAACTCTTTCTTGCCGTCAATATCATAACGCCGAACAGATACTAAAACCTCGCCGTCTCTGCTGATATAATCCCACTGCCCGTTGTGAGCTGTATTTATATCAATGCGAACCTTTTCTACTGTAGGCTCTGGCGGGGGTGTACTGTTGCTCTGTTGCTGTACGCCATTGCCAACTGGTATCTTGTTAAGATTTAAACCGCCTTCTGTACGCCACGCTGGGTTGATAGGAGCTCGAGGAACCGTATCATCACTGATATACTTTCCGAACAATTCTTTGATTTCAGGCAAGCGCATCCCCCGTGCTGCCATCAGGATTTTAACGATACCGCCAACACCCTCACCGCCATTAAAGTCTTGCCCACGCATAAAGTCTGGGCTGTTCTGGTTGATATTTATTTTCAGGCTCTCGCCAGCTTCACCAGCTAGTGACCCGATAAAGAAGTCGCCCCCACGAACTTTCCCATTAGGATATGTTTCAAGCAGTATTTCCACCTGAACTGAGCGAGGAACATCGCGGCTAATTTTTTCGACTAAATCATGCGCCGTACCAGATTTAGTATTGTCAAACCTTATCACACTCATTATATTGTACCTTGAGACTAATTGTTTTCCTTTTTCTGCATTGGTTTCGTTTCACACTTGAGAGGCCTCTGGCATTTTTGTCAGGGGTCTTTCTTATTATGCCCAACACGTTTTATGAAACTCGCACCACTTGCAAGCGAAGTAATCTGAATTAGCGGCAACACGCGGTAGCATTTCCCCAGCTTTTGTAGCTTTCAATATTTCCACGCCCTTGTCACTTGTTTTCTGCGCCAAATCCTTATTAAACGGAATTAGCTCGTAATAAATCTCACTTGTATCTTTATTCATCACGGTAAACAAGGCCGGATTTTCCGTTAAATCCATGTAAGCCTGATACAAAGCAACCTGTGCTGCATATACAGGATTAGCTTCATGCACGCCTTTCCGAACAAATTCACTGAACTTTTTGCTGTTGGCTGACTTACACTCCCACAGAAACGGGTAGCGCATCGGCACGGGCCCGGCAGTAATAACGCCGTCTATATGCCCTTTAATTTGGTCGTCAGCTACAGCAAACCCGAACTGCTTGCCTTGACTGTCATGCGTCTTTAATTCGAACCCTGCGTTCCTTAAATAGCCAGCAATCAAGTCCTCAATGAAATGCCCCATATCGAAGATACGCAGTGTCCGCGCTGGAAACTCTTTATCCTCATCTGTGGGTGTTTGCATGTAACGGTACTGAACCTGTCTTGAACAGGCACTGCCAAGAGAGGAGCCGCCTAAATACTTTCGCTTTGGCTGCTCATCATTCTTGTCGCATATGGCCTTATCTATGTTGTAAGCTATTAGCTCTATAGCATCAGAATGGTATGGGGTCGTTGAAGTCGTCTTGGGCGTTAGAACTGGTGACACTCTGTTCAAATTCAAGAAGCCCTTGTTCTGTAAACTCATCTCTAATATCCTTCATTTTCTGAACATAAGCTACCACTCCCAACACCTCTTCTTTTGTTAGGTCGCATAGGCGCTTTTCCCAACCAATATCGCCGAACAAACGGGCCATATTAGATAGATTGTCCTGTTCTTCTAGTGAACTGTTATCCCGTCCGGGATTATTATGTTGCATAATTCTGTGCCCTCCACTTGCAACTCTGGGTTCTGAAATGTCACATGGTACACTTCATCATCTCCAACAAACATACACGCTACACCAGATGTAAAGCTGAATGAATGCTTGCTTGCCGAATCCTCTATAAAAACTGCCATTGCGTCAAGAATTTCTTCATCTTCGGCGCCCTCATCAACGCTCAAAAACCCATCAATGGTTTCGGACTTTTCGTCCTCAAAGAATAGCGTTAGATTGATTTCAACTCTCATCTACTGCTCCAGTGAGCTTGCACGTTGACACAAATCTTCATATGTAACTTGCTTAGATTTGCCTGTAATTTCCTCTTTTATATCAGCATCAACAAAGGCCCCATCAGGACAAATATCGTCCCATTCTTTCATGCGCTGTAAATGCTCTTGCCTTTTTCTTCTTAATGTTTTTTCTGTATCTGGCATTTTATAACTTCCGTATCAAATCTTCTAAAGTAATTAAGAAACCCTGGGACGCATTTCTGTCCCCGCCACGCATGATATGTCCATTTTCATACTGCTCATTACATAATGTTGTGAGCCTGTCTTTTGATATAATTATGACCACACCTGTAATTAAAACAAAAGCCCAAAAATCTGACTGCGTTGTTGTTATGCCGGACGGTTTGCCGCGACATTCAAATTCAACAAACACGCGCCCAGACTTGTGAGCTATCTTATCGTGCTTCACCTCTACCTTTTTATTCTGTAGCAAGTCACCGAGAAATTGTTCGGCAACCTGACCTACTAAAAGGTCGTGGCTAAAATCATTATTATATAGCATCCTAAATCCCACTTTGAATGCAAGGGTGGGTGGCTTTACGGCACTCGTGCCACCCAAACGAGCTAACAGCCAAACATGAGGTCGCCGTTAGTACGCCTTTAACTTGGAAACAAGTGTATATAACCTAGAACTTGGGCACAACACTTGTCGATGTGATTTTCATGTCACTGTTTGTTGACTGAACGCCGTTCTTGTAATTAATCCAAGTACGGGCAAGCAGAATAGTCATAACGTCAGGCATTACCTTGTTTCGGTTTGCCACTCTGATTTCAGTTAATGTATGAAGAAGTTTGCGAACAGGTGAGCGGACGCCTTTCCCGTAACCAGCCGCCAAATCATCTAAGAAGTTTTTGGCCTTTTCCAAGTCACCAGAATCTGAGGCAATGTAAAACAAAGCTGACAGAGGCGGAACAGGAATAAGTGTATTCCTCTTTGCCACTTTCGCTAACTTAATGGAAAGCTCTAGCAGGGTGGTATTCACTTCTTCATTATAATAGTTTCTCAAATCATCATTCGTCATGCGAATATGCTTTGTGTTTGCGCGGCATTCTTTATACGCAACGATGTGGCGGATAACGGCGCCAGTCAATGATGGATACGGCGTACCCATAATAGTGAACACATCCATGTTTGACCTGTTTGAGCCAACATCCATATGAATGAAGCTGTCAGGCTCAATGCCAAAGATAGCATGGGTCTTAAATGGCTTTCCAGCCCTCACACATGCGCTCAATCGGTTCTGGCCATCCTTCAGGTGCCCATCTGAACCAAAGGCCAGTGTGGCATTTGTAAGGGACCAATTGTTTGATGCCATATCTTTTGCATAAACAGCAATCTTCTGAGTTTTCTTTTTGCGGTTCCCAATGTTCAGGTGCTCAAGAATATACTCAGCCAGCTTTGGCGATACTTCGATGATGCGAGAGTTTTGTGGTGGTGATTTAATAAGCGACTCCAAATTACCAATCTGTTCGCTTACACTCATGGCAGAACTAATCTGACGTTGTTTTGATACAATGCTTGTTAGAGGCATTTTGTCTATCCATACCGCCCTTCCGTTTGTATGGCGGCCCTTCTGATATTGCTATGTTAAGGGAAGAAGAGCCCGGCCTAGCAACAAAGCCGGGCCCTTCTTTCAAGGTGAACTGGAATAGGTTCTATGCTTATAGAGAACCACGCTCGCTTGCCACCTCTATCTCTGGAGACGCACAGCTTTCGCTGTAATCCTGACTTCCAGAAAATTCTTGAGAAGGGGACAGGGTAGGAAAAAGAAAAAACCCCTGCCCCCTAAACCTTATTTCTGCGCCCAAGCTGGTACCACACCAGCCTCTGCGGTTGCTGGCGCCATCGCAGGAGACGCTACAGGAGCCGCTGCTTGCACAGGAGCCGCGCCAACAGACGAAGCAACATAGTCGCTATTGTCTGGTGTAAGAACAACGGTCATTTTGTTCTTTGCATCGTAGCCGTTCTGCGCTGGCTCTACACCAACCAAGAAGGAAAATTCCATGCCTTGCAGAGCTTGAATGCCAGCGATATTGCGCTTTTGCTGGGCTTCTGGGCTCATGTCAGCACCCTTCAGGTTATGAATACTGTCAACCATACGCCGAAGTGTTTCAAGGCCAATATTACGGGCTACAGGAACGCCGCTAGAGTCTAGCTTGTCACCATGCACGAACAGGTTATGCCATACACGCCGCTTGTCGAACTGACCGCCGATAATGGTAAATTCCATCGGGCAATACACTGCGCTTGATGACATAGACTTCTTGAACAGATAGCCTTGACCAAACTCAGGCATCTCTGCGTCACCGCCTAAAAGGTTGATGATTGCACGAACAGGTGTTTTGTCTGGCATAAGCTCTAGAGGCTTTTGTTCGCTACCAGTTTGGATTTCATTAAGATTAAGCATTTTCTTCTGCTCCATTCATTTCACTTGGGTTTACAAAGTCCATAGGACGTTCATTTTGTGGTGTACCACCACTCATCTTCTCTAGAAGCTTGCCAAGATGCGGCTCTTCTAAAGTATCTAATCTGCCAGACCTGTCTTTAGCTGGGTATCCCCACTGGTTCAGTGTCTGACACACAAATGCGCGATATGGGTTTCCGTTATCGTCTGGCATAAGAGCCATCGTGATAACTTCATCCACAATGCCTGGCAACTCGCGTCCAGTCTTTGAGCCTTCAATTTGCAACTCATAAGTCTGCCGCCCATACTCGTCTGTCTTTTCATCCAGAATGCCAACAAAGATTACATTCTTATCGCGGATGTGTTGAAGATGAGATAGCCATGACATCATTTCACGCCCTTGCATACCATATGCCGCGCGAGTATCCAGCTTGCCAGTACGGTCTGACTTACACTCAGGCTGGTTCTGACAATGCGTGAAGCACAGGCGCCCTGCTACGGTAATTGAGTCAACAAAGATTGTGTCATACTTAGACAAAATATCTGCTGGGTTTCCGTATGTCTGACACACATAATCGTAATGTGCCTGACTGTAGGTTGCGTCCTCGCCCAGAGAAGGGTTAGGACCACCCAAGAACACCGCGAAGTCACGGCACTCTGTCCATGTGCGTGGGCGGATAACATCAATAGCTACACCTTCGATAGCCGCATCACCCGCTTCCAAATCCATGAACAATGTCTTGGATGTGTCGAGGGTACGAGCAAGAGAAGTCTTGCCCACCCCTGACTGACCACAGACAACAAGCTTGTGGCCCTTCTTTTCGTTTAGCCGTTGTTCGGCTGTAATAATGTTAAGCATCTTTATCCTCCTCAACATCAATAGACACGCCCTGCAAGTGCACAGTGCGAGCATCACTAAGCGCCGACTTAATTTCTGGCGGTGCCGCGTTATATTTAGATTCTGTAATTGAATATTTTACTTGTGCATAATGACGAGCAGTATCTTCGTCCATACGGTTCAACGCATTTAGAAGCTTGCCCTCATCCCACTCAACACGCTTACGCAAGTTAAGCTTAACTTTGTAATCACCATCATTAAAGCTTACGCTACCAAAATCCCTGCCTGTTTGACGCAAGGTTTCTTGACCGCGTTCTAAGTAACGCTCTTCAAGCTCGCTTTTAATGAATTTGATTTTTTCTTGTGCATCGACAATGACCCTATCAAGCTCTGACTTCATCATAACAAGCTCTGACAAGGATGCTGCCGATACAGATGACACATCTGTATTCATCGGTCTTTACCTCATGTTTTGTTTCGTAGGCTGTTAAACTACTTACAAGCAATCTAGTAACTGATGAAACAAGTGTCAACAATTATTTTTTAGAAATTTTTATATCAATGCCATTTACGGCCAGCATGAGCTTCTTTTTTAGGCGGAAAACATCGGTTTCAACGCCCTTTGCGTCCTCTACAATAAATTCATCTACACCGTCTTTATTGGGCTTGTAATAGGTATAGTCGGCTATGTATGCACATATTTTTTGACCATCTATGACAATGTTAAAGCGCACCTGTCTTTCAAGTTTGCTTATCTCATTGTTCTCCTGCATCTTCCATAGTTGACCGTATCTTTCTGCTTCCCATTTGCTGTCAAACTTCATGCCCATGAACTCGGTCTTTTTGGCGCCGAATTTGTTGCGTTTCCCATAAAACCCTTTATTATATGGCATTATATGTTGCCCTTTCATTGGAGTAAGTTATGCCTGGAGTTAATCATAAATCAATCGGCATAGATTTGAAAACCTATACCAAGCTAAAAAAGATGTCAGAGGATGAGCATAGAAACATTCGTCAGCAGATAGGCTTCTTGGTTAGCAATGCTTATAAAGAAAAGTATGGCGACCCTATGGTTGCCGCCTCTGGCATCGCCTCAGTTGGACAAAAAAATAGCGTCTAAGCAATGCTGCAAAGAACGCTGTTCCAAATCATCTTTATTAAATTTTGTTGGCGATATGCGCTTTGTTACCTGACCTTTTAAGCACTCTACTGGCTTGAACAAAACGCGCTCCGGCTCTATCGCAACCAAAGCAACTATATCGCACTGCTCTCTTGTTAGAGGCCTCTTCTTGCCGCTGTGAGAGGTGGCGAACTGATACCCCATGTGATTTTTTGCAGCCCCTCCCCTTCCCTTTAAAACGCTGGACTTTACCTGAACGCGCAACAAAGTTTCTTCATAATTAATAATTATATCAACCGTATCCAGATTGACTATTTGACAAGAGTATCCAAGCTTCATTAAGCGAGTCATACAAATATGCTCTCCTAACTTACCCGCCTCAAAATTATTCAGCATCTCCCCCCCGTTGGAAGTGTGAAATTTATTTCTTGACAATACACTTATATTATGACCTTAATGTTATAAGGGCGCAACTTTTTGTGGAGATATCCCATGATACAAGAAGGTGATGGTACAATGGCGAGGCTATTAGATTATGGCATGTGCCCAAAGTGTGAAACAGAGATGCAATTTAAGTCTGACGGTCTTGAAGAAGATTCTATGGTTTGCCCTGTGTGCAAGCTAGAGATGCTGACGCCAAGGCATAGTGAGATGGAAATTGTTGTAGAATTGGAATAGTTATGTTTACGGCAATTGTCTTGGCCTGTCACATTGTTAATGCAGATGCTTGCATTAAGCTTGTGGACAATAGGGGCCCGTATAAAACAGAGAAGAGGTGTGAGGAGCGAATTGAAGAAATGTTAGCTTCTGCCATCCGCATTCATGTACAAGACGGCTCACCTTTCTTGCCAAAAGAATTTGTGTGTCGCTACACACCTTCTGCTTGACAGGTTTCACCCTGACAGCAATCATCAATGATGCAATCGCAATTTACGCACTGCGTATGACCATGCACATACACTGTCTTTAGTGGCTCACTGCAACGCGGGCAACGGCGGCAGTGTTTTTTTGTTGGTGCGGGGCCTGTAGTCGCCTCAATCTTCGGTATCATTTGCTAAAGCCCTCATTCTTGCTACTAAGCGCCGTGCGCGATTTGGGACTTGCGTGTACCACTTGGAATCTACCATCTCGTCCGCTGCGGCGTTGAACTCTCGCGCATTAACTCCCGCTTTCATGCCTTTGAACTTTGACAGACGCGGGTAGCCAAGGTTGAACATCATGTTCGCAATGATAAGCTGGCACTCTTCTGGCAAATCATTCCAGTCTGAGTACAGCCTGTGGCAATCATTTAGCGTTACGGCGATATCAAGCTTAAACACATTGTCTACGCGCTCTTGCTCAATGACGGTGCCAACAGGTTTGCCATATTCTGGGTCATCTTTTTTAATCAAGTGACCAATTCCAAATGTGGGCAAATTTAGGTGGTCCAAATATATCTCGTACTTGCAGCCCTCATCAGAAGCAAGCTCCTGACGTAGCTGGTCTATAGTCGCTGATTTCATTTTATGGGTTTCCTAACAGTCCGGCTGTGGCGCCGCGAATACCAAGGGCCTGCGCTACACCTGGGCTTTGTGCTGCCTGCTGCCTTAAATTGTTCGGGGCAGCGGGCGCTGGTTGAACTGGCTGCGGAGGCATAGCAGTAGAATTGTTCGGGATTTGAGCCTGAACCTGGCTGCTCAAGTTCTGTATTTGCTGGCCAAGACCAGAAGAATCGGCAACTGCTCGCAACTGTTGTTCGGCTTCACGGGCGCCTTCTTGAGCTGATTGTGTTGCGCCTTGAGCTACCAGCATACCCATTGCCTTGGCTATGGATTTGCCAAGCTCTTTTGGCTTCACATCTTCGCCCTTGAGGCGCTTGTAGTCTTTTAATATTTGGTCGTAGTGAGGCGCTGAAGTAAAGAACCTACCCATCAAAGAAAGCTTTGCTAGAACGCCTAAGTTTTCTAGCGGGCTGGCGGCTATGTTCGCCGCAACCAAGTCACCGCCAGGGGTTGTTCTAGCATTGAACTCTAATATCTTCGCAAACTGCGCCATGTCTTTGCCCATCTTTTCACCAAAGATAGCTTGCAACTTACCACCTTTATCCGCGTCCATCAGTCTGGTCGCAAACGCTTTAAGGGTCTTGCCATCAGTAGTAAGCGTGCTACCAAAGTCAGCAATGAGGCGCTCCATATAGTTGCCCTGAATTTTCTTTAGAGCTTCTTCGTTGCCTTCAAATGCGTTCAGTATCTGCTTTATCTCAGATGCAGTTGTAGAGCTGTTTGCAATCAATTCAGCAGCTTCAATGGGTGCGCTCTCTAAGCTGCCATCAGATAGCTTTTTGAAAACTCTGTTTTTCATGTTGTCATGCACTGACCTTTGCGCGGCGACAAGAGCTTCTAAAGTATCCTTCATGTTTGCGCCTTCAGGCAAATTGGCGACAAGCCTATCCACATCAGCTTGCTTCATGTTGGAGATAGATGTTTTTTCTATGTCATCAGCAAGCTTTTTTATCCTTCCGGCGTCAGCGCCAAAGAGAACATCAGCCGTTCTGCCTAAGTCTCGTATTGATTTAGCAAACGCCCCAGCCTTAAATGCCGATGGGTCAAAGTCATTTGCTTTGGTTAAACCAGAGCTTGTTAACGCATCGTTGAGCCACTGACCAGAAATCTTCTTTCTGAACTCTTCAGACGCGCCCTTTTTAGCTTCTTCTGGCAGACCATATTCTACAGCGCGTAGGGTTCTCGCCAGTGTTTTAGGGTCGTCCTTCTTGATTATCTTATCAAGAGCAACGTCCTTTACGCCAATGCTTTCACCGTTTGCAGCCTTTCTGGCTAGATTTTTAATAACTCCCGCGCTTTCAATATCCTCAAAAATCTTGATACCTTTAGCATACATATCTCTGGCAGGCTCTATAGCCTTGGATGCGTTCATAAGAATCTTTGCAGCGTTGGCTGGAACAGCTTCGCCAAGGGATTCAAGAACTGTGTCTACATTGTTAGCAGATAGCTTCATGTCTATCTTGCTTATTAAATCACCTATTTGACCGCGCTCTTCGTCCTTCACTGACCGAGAAAGAATGTCATTTAAAGTTTTTCTAGCCTTGTAAAGCTGAGTAAATGATGCTTTGTCTTTTCCTAAAGATTTAATTACATCAATTGCGGCACTAAGATTTGGTTTAGTGCCGCCTGCCAAAGCCGCCGCTTCAAATTCCCGCAAGCCCTCTGCGGCGGGCCTTCCCACGCTAGCTGGTATCCCATTTATAGTTTCTCTCAAATTACCAATATTAAATATTTTTTCTGAGCCAAACGCGCTTTCTAAAGCTTCATCAATGGGCTTAAACGCTCTTGTCATTTCTTCATCAAATGAGTTTCTTGCGCCAACCAAAATGTTGAAAACGTCATCTTCTAGGTTCATATTCTTTTCTGCGGCGGCGCCCATAGTCTCGCCAACGCCACGAAGGTTCTGCAATATAGCTCTTTGCAGCTCTTCTTCTTTAGCCAGAAGGCGCTTTTGCTGAGCAGACACGCCCTCGGTCAATATGCTACCCGCTTCGCCTGACGACACATCTTCAAAATCTTTTCTGAACTCGGCTAGCTTGTTTTGCATAACATCGTTGTTTTGCTTCAAGCGAGTTGATGAGCCCAGAACTTTTTCTGCAATGCCTTGCTGTCTTGAAAGCAACGATGGTGCGCGAATTGACGATAAAGTAGGGAAAATTCCCATTTCCATAGACTCGCCCGCAACTTCCAACTCTTCTTTGGTAAGACCCCTGCCTGCGCGAGTGGCGCTAGTAACGCCCCTTCCAAGCAAGCCAAAGGCACCAAAGGTTGCATCAGTCAAAAGACCAGTAACAAAATCACTTTTTACGTCTTGAGCCACCTCTTCGGCAGTTTGTGTTTGCACGCCTGCCAAGGCTTCAATGCTTTCCTCTATAGCTTGTGTACTGCCAGCGCCAAGACCCGCGCCTAAAGCTCCGCCAATAAATGTACCAAGGCCAGGAGCTACTGCGGTTCCGAGAGCCGCACCTTTAATGCCGCCATAAACAGCGGCACCAATTTCAGGTACTATTGCAGCCATGTCAGCAAAGTCGTAGCGGCTAAACCCGCTTTCATCAATAAGGGTAGGTTGAGTAAGCTCTAGGCCTAGCTTCTTGCCGCCCTCTGGAGTAATAGCGAGGCGCCCTCTATTGTCACGGGTATAGTCCGTTTCGGTCATGCCGTACAG